ACCTTTTTCACTTAGCCTAGACATAAGGGCTAAGAGAGGGCGTGTTTGATCATGACAACCGTCCGTGCCAATCTCCTTAAAAAGGGAGAAAAGGGCATCGTGAAGGGGATAGAGCAACCATTGGGTAAATGGGTCAAGAAGAGCAACAATCCTAACTTTACCAGCAGCTTCCTGAATTTCAGAAAGCCTTCCTATAGGAGCATCGCAAGATGCTGGATATAGGTAAGTAGAGAACATTCGTACAATGTTCACTAAACTGGTATTTCCAGTTATACTCGCGTATAACTTGAAGGCCTCAAAAACTGCACCGTTTTTGGGATTAGTTAGAGCTTTACTCTGGTTGATCAAAGCATACCATCCATGTGCTACTTCAGGGCGCAAGCCCTCATGAGTATTGCCCTTACCCTCCTCCGTCACAGACCTAGTCCAAGGACTAGGAGATGACTTAAATATGGGGAAAAGAGTATGGACAAGACCCTCTCGTCTTATAATACGAGGGGATCGCACATCGCTTTGGTTCTTCAAATTTTCAAGAATAATTGCATCATCCCAGGATTCTGGTCTGATTGCTTTTGGAAGTCCTACTTCTCTGTGAAGAGATCTAAGAGAAGAATAAAAACTCTCTCAAATCTCATCACGATAAAATGAGAAGTCCCGTCCAGGAAGCACTACGGTACCAAGTGAAACCTTTCCAGGATATACGAGGACTCTATAAAAACCAAAGAGCGACATCCAGAATGACATTACTCAAGGATTACCCATCTTAATTGCTCTCCTGTGTTCCACAGGCACAATTGATGGGAACCCTCCATTGGAACGACGGAAACGTTGTCCTCCAAGGGGTTTAGGATGTGGATGCCCAGCGGCAACTTGCATGAGCATCATCTGCAAGGCTTTAAGTCTTAGTACTAAGAACTTAACACCGTTGCATCTAATTGTCTTTGTACAGAACTTGGAAAATCTATATATTCCAATGACGTATAATGAACCAATTGAACCTAACAAAACACGAGTCAGAGATATACTCCAACCCATGAGAAATTTCCACTTATTTCTAAGTAGAAGACCAACAAAATTTGGTATAAATGAATCAGCTTCCGACGAACTTAGGAGTTTAATACTCTTTAAGAAAGTTGGCATGCTATTTATTATATTAAATTTTGAATTCCGTTTTCTCAATGTATATTATACAAGGAGAGCGGCAGGTCCCTCATGCGGGGTTGAGAAATTTATCAAAGGATAAAGGTCTCGTTAGGTTCACATATTTCTATTAATCATGATGTAACAACCGGGAAGTAACTCCATTGAGTTACAGAGCATAATTTACCGAAATATGGAAACATATTAGG